CACCTGCTGAACCAGTACCAGTTACAGTTGCAACGAATTCAATGTTGTTACCGTTCTTAGTAGTGTATTGAGGGAAGAAAGTAGATGAACCTGACAATAATGCCAATTCAAATGCTCTAATTCCTTGTTGGTCAGCATCTGCTGGTAATGCGATAGTTACTTTCTTCAAAGTGTTTGCTGCGTATGAAGCAGAAACAGTAGCATCAGATAAGTTCCAATCAATATCAGCTAATGAAGCAGATGCAACAGTTGCAGTTGAAGCAGAAGTTGAGTTGTTGATTGTGTATCCGAAACGACCAGCTCCGTATAAACCACCAGTAGTAGCTTGTGTCGAACCTAATTTGTTACCTGCCGGAGATTGAGAATCTTTACCGAAAGTTCCACCATCACCAAATAAAGATGAACCTGTGAAGTTTGGATTTCCAGCTGGGTTTGAACCATATTTGAAATCCATATAGAAAATAAGACCTGATGGTAAGTTCATTGGTTGAACCGAAACGAATTCTTTCGCTGCGATAGAACCGAAGATACGACGTACCAAAGGTAAAGCAACACCTGCCCATTCTTCCGAACCTGCTGATGTACCTGTACGAGTTGCCTCGTCTAACAATTGCTTAGCTTGGTTTTCTAACATTACTGCCATACCATGCTTAGTTGTCTCAGAACCTGCGTTCTCTAACAATCCTGTTTTTTCCCATTTTGCTTTCAAACCACGAGTTTGTTCAAGCATTACTGATTGAGGGTTAGCACCACTCATTAATTTTTTTAAGTCCATTTTATGAATCTTTGTTTTTTTGTTAATTAATTATTTAATAATACCCGCTAATTTCTTAAATCTGTCTGAGAAATCTGCTGATTCAGCAATTACTTGCTTAGCTACTGCTGGCTTTGTAGATTTTGTTACTTTGCTAGCAATTCCTTCTGAGATTGATTTTTTAGTAGATTTGTTAGATGTTGAATATTTGAAATTCTCTGCTAATGTAGAGTAAACCAATTTCACTTCTCTAACTGAATTTGTTCTATCCAAAGTTTCGATAACTTTAACTTTCTGTTCGTTAGTCATGTTATGAGCTCTGAATAATTTGTTTGCAAATAATAACTTTGCGTTTAATAAGTTCACCTCATTGATAGTTTTTTGAAGAGATTTGATTGTTCTGTATGCTTCGTTTAATTCAGCAACAGTTGCATCATCTTTCTTTTCTTCTTCACCACCAACTAAATCAGCTTCCATTTCTCTCAAAATTTCTTCTAAATCAATAGTTTCCTTATCATCTTCTTCTGCTTGCTCAACCTTTACTAATTTAGGGTCTTCTGCTTTGTCAGTTCCAGCTTGTGAACCATCTGAATATGCATCTTCATACATTTCTTCTTCTTCACCTTCTTCTTCATCAACTTGCTCTTCATCACCTAATTGAGCTTCTAATTCTCTGATGATAGCTTCTAAATCCATATCATCTTCTGATTCTTCCTCACCTGCTTCTGGTGCATCAGCTGATGCTGCAAATGGGTCTTCTTCTTCTCCGAAAGGATTTTCTTCTTCACCACCGAATGGATTTTCTTCTTCTCCACCTTCACCTTCTAATTCTGCTAATCTAGCTTTCAATTCAGCGATTTCTGCATCTTTTTCGTCTCCGAATGCTGCATCTTCTTCTTCATTGATGTCTGCTACCTTAGTATAGTCAGTTCCAGCTTGCTCTGGTTTACCACTATCCTTTGTTACACCTACTGATAAATCAGTATCTGCATCATAGTTAGGAGTTGCACCAGGAGTTTCAGCGTATCCACCTTCAACTTTTGAACCGATTCCATCTGAATCTAATTCCTCATCCACTTGTTCTGCATCATCTTCCATTTCAGCCTCTTGTCTCATCTTTTGTGATAAGATAGATTGTAAACGTGGAGTAAATGCTTCTTCAAGTGCCAATTTTGCGTTTGCTAATGCAGTTTCTTTTACAGCTTTTGCATCCGCGATTGCTTCTTTTAACAATTTTGAATTTGCCATTTAATTTTTTTGATTTACTTGTGAAGTTATTGAATTCAACTCCAATGATATTATGATGATTGTTCGGTCACGCCTTATAGAGAAGGGTATTCATTAATCAACAATACTATTTAATCCCATATGAGACGGGATATTTTGATAATAAGTATAGTATTTTTTAGAAAACTAAAAAAAAATCCCAAATTTCTTTGGGATTCTTAATATTTTTTTGTATTTTTATTGATGATTAACCAATTTATATTTAGTTTTATATAATAAAGATACAACAGTATCAATATCATTCTGTATCCAACTATCTTGCAATTTAGGATTTGTTCTTAATTTTGCAACTAAATTGCATAAGGTTTCGAAATATTTAATAATGTTTTTAATATCATTATTTTTATCCAAAGTTCCGATTCCTGAAATTTGAATCAAACCTTCTTTACCTTGGTATGCTTCGACTAAATCATCTACTAATCCACCAATTGCTTCATAATACTCACCTAATGCAACGTGTGCCGAATGTGAGCCAATTCCTTTAACTCCCCAATGAAATGAGTGAGCTTGTGTTCTACTTTGTAATAATAATGATGCTAATTCTTCCATTATTTAATCGTTTTACATTCTTTACATTCTCTCAATCCCAATCTGCTTTTCATAACATCTTCGGATACATCTGCAATTTCAAAATATCTTCCTAAAACATGCCCCATATCTTCATATAGAGATTCTAATCTTTGTTCTTGTGCTTTTGCTTCAATTGCTTCTTTTTCAAATGCAGCTTGTAATTTCTTTAATTCACCCATATTACGTTTAATCGTAACTCTATCGAACCAATCACCACCTTCTCTCAAAGTATATTCTTGTGCCGCATCTGCAATACCACCCAAAGTTTCAGCAACTTGTCTAATATCAGATTTTCTTGCCATTCCTTCTCTATGTTGTCCATAGGTAGAAATGATTTCTAAGAAGTGTCTTTTTAATTCAGTTGGGAGTTGTTGTAACTCGTCTGATTCTTTAAGTAAATCTTTTAAACGTATCATCTTATTTTTTTAATATATCGTTTTTCTTAATTTGCTGGATGTATCGCATCATTTCTTGTTTATCAATTCCCATAGAATCGATTACTTTTGCCAATACAAGCATTTCTTTTTTACGATTAAGGTTCATTCCCTTAATTTGAGATACCATTTTTTCCAAATATCTATCTACTGCTTGTGGTAAAGTTGTATCTAAATCTTCTAATGATTCTTTAACTGCTTTCTTTTCGTTGATAGGTTTGCCAGGTACTAAGTCTACTAATTTCATATTTGTTAGTTTAATTCTATGATAATTTCTCTCATTAAATCTTGTGCTTTGCAGAACTTTCCACATTCTTCTGCAATCTTTGCCCATTGTTTTGATTCGTTCATCGGAGCCATAAATGCTCCATGTGTTGATGGGTTAGATACGAAATCCCAACCTACCAATTCAAAATCTTCCTGAACCATTAAAGTTCCATCGTTTAATTCTTTTACTGAACCTAAACCTCTTGATGAAATACCTAAACGGATATTGTTTTTTAATAATTCTCTTAAAATGTTTCCTGATGGAGTTGAAAGAATTTCTACTACACCACATACATCATCACCTTCCCAATAGATTTCTCTAATGTTGTGTGATACATTCTTTAAGTTAATGATTGGAGAATCTGGATGGTCTAATTCACCTAATGCTCTTCTTTCTTTAATAAGTTGTTCGTATTTCTTACACTCTCTTTCTAAGATTTGCTTTGGGTATCTTCTATGATTTTGGTTAGGAGCACCTGCTCGTTGTAGAACACCTTTAACTAAGTAAGTTCCATTATCTTGCTCTACCATTTTGGCTTCAAACAAGTGAGTTTCTATTAGTAATCCTTTGTTCATTATTTTAATTTTAAACTTCTCTGTGCATTAGTTAAACCATCAATAATTGATTGTAATCCTTTTTTAACACCATCAGTATCTCTATCTTTAACTCTTTTATCTAAAATTTTTGTATTTGCTTTTAGAAAGTTAATGATTGCGTTTTCAGTTGCACCCCAATTAATATCTTCTTCATTTATAGATTCATCTGCTTTTTTACCAGCTCTTAAATCTGCTAAATCTGAACCCTCAATCTCACCATCACCATCCACATCTAATTTCTTTTGTCCCGCAGTTAGTTCTGCTTCTTTTACAGATTCGTTTCTTTTAGAATGAAAATATTTAGCAAGATATTCTAAATTAGAAATTACATCTTTTAACATTTTTTCCTCTTTTGAACCTAAATCTTCATCTCTTAAATATGCCGATAAAACTGCATAAGCACCTTGAACAAATTGGGATGGATTATCACCTCTAACAGTATATCCTTCTTTAACTACTTTATATTCTTTTAATCTACCTTCTGATTTTGCTTTGTATGCCGTATCTACTGCATTAAAGAATTTCTTTTTCTCATCATCAGACATATCTGCAATAGATTTACCATATTTGTCTAACATATGTTTGAAAAGTTGTTGGTAGTCTTGCTCCTCTCTTACAACTTGCTTAACGAATTCTCTTAATTGATTTAATTTCATTGTTATAGAATCTTATATATTATATAAATATGATTATTTCTTCTTTTTAGTTTTAGATTCCTTAACAACTGTATATCCAGTTAAATCTGCTTGCTTCTTTCCTTTCTTCTCCTCACTATCTTTACCACTAAATGCAAATGGAGTATTATAAGGCCCTGCTGCTGCCGATGTATTCATCTCATCAACTTTCAATTCAGCATCCTTATAAATACCACTAATCTTTTGGTCTAATTCTGCTGATAATTCCTTTTTCTTATCGTTTAATTGTTTAAGATGTTGGATATGTTGTTTTTCAGCAGGAGTTCCTTTTGATTGTTTGTATAATTCTAAATGTTTTTGAATTTGGTCTACAACATCACCATACTCTTTATGGATAGTTTTAAGACCTCTTGCCTCTCTAATGATAAATTCTTTTAT